AAAGATACTCACGATGAGGATGACTTATTTGGTAGATCACAAGTCATCCCTAAAGGAGTTATAAAAGATATTAAATATTTAAGTTAATTACCTATATATCGTTGATTACTTGATCCATGAACACCCTTGTTCAGAGATACATTATTTCCTGCATTCTTTCCTAGTCCACTTGCAGATGTGTTAGACCGGCTTGATCTTGATGACCTTAGAGTGACACCCTTATTTTTTAACCATTGATTAATTAATTGCCCTTTAACAATTACTAAATCTTTTCCGGTTTCTAAATTTTGCTTTTTCTTTTCTTGATATGTTTTCCAAGCATTATCTTTTGCCATTGTCTTTAATCTTTCTCCAATTTGATATGACATGGCTTGAGCAAATCCATTAACAAGTGATATTTTTCTTTCAGAGTTTTTATAAACATTACCTTTTTTAAATTTTACAATTTCATTATCGATTGCTTTCTGCACAACATAAACTAAATATTTAGCTTGTTCCACATCGGCATCAAATCCTGTGATGGCTAATTTAAAAATTTTCTTTGTATTATAATTATCATCGATAATTCGATCTGTTGTGCAGTAAAGTTTAACACCACAGATAGCCTCTATTCCTTCATAAGCAAAAACAACCGGATGGTGGCTTCTTCCGAAAGCATTAGAAAATTCGTAAAAAAGCCTTTTTATATCGTCAGTGTCAAAATTTATTTGATCTTCTTTAATACGATATGTCTGCATTAAGTCTGATATTTTTTGTGCAGAAATCATGGCTTCATTTTGAGAGCAACCATTATCAGTTGTTCTTTGCTGCAATTTTCTAATTTTATCAATTATGTTTTTAATATCCTCGTTCATTATTGAGCCACCCTTCTTTTAAAATGTCCAATAAAAAAACCATTTTGATAATGAAAATCAAAAGAAGTAAAACCATTGTTCTCTAGCTTTGCTACTTTGTTTTCATATTTATTCATACCTGTTACTGTTCTATGGTCAGCCATAAGATAAACTGTACCCTCAACAGATTTTAAAAAGTTTTTGTTAAGATTAACTTCATTCAATAAATCAACTTTATATTTACTTCTACCTTCGTTCATAGTTTCAACCATCATACTATCTCCATTGTTAAAAGTGGTCGTAATGAGAGCAGGGTGGGTCAGAAAATGGTCGTAAATAGTTGCATTTTCTTTCCTACCCTTGTTAAAAATTTCCCAATTTTTCTTGTTATTTCTCATTATTTCTTTAATACTACCTTATGACACCTAGTATATCAAGAAAAAAGTATACCTAATTTACCCTAGAAATCAGCCATTTTTTAATTTTTTTTTATAGAGTGGTCACAAAATGGTCAGAAAATATTTTATTCTGGCAATCCATTAATCATTTTTTCTACTTCATCTTGATTAGTATGAACATAACCAAGTGCCACTTTAGAACTTTTCCAACCAACAGCAGTCATTAAACCTTGTAGTGAATTTTTTTGTCCTAACCAACTTGCGTGAGTATGTCTACAAGCATGACGATTTTTATATGTAACTCCTGCTTGTTGGCACATAGTCCACCACCTAGTAGGAATTCCAGATGGATTATTTTGTCTATCATGCAAATCATTCCATTCAAATAATTTATCTTCTCTGAAATTTATTCTATCCAGGTATTTTCTTATCTTAGGATGTATTGGTTTTGTTATCCATTCTTGCGTTTTGAACATCCAAATATTAAATTTATTTTTTTCTAAATCAATCATTGGTCTATCGTTTAATGGATTTTTTTCTATCCAACTCATGTTCAGAGCTTCTGATATCCGGCAACCAACATAAATTAAAAACAAGAATAAAAATTTAATATGCTCGTCAGTACATTTTTCTTCTATTGCTCGTACATCAGCTAAACTAAATATTTCTTTTTGTCTTGCTCTTGCATTTAATACTTCAAAGTTCTCAATCGTTGGATCATTACACCAACCTTGTTTTGCTCCATAGTGCAGCACTTTTGATATAGGTAATACAAAGCCAGTATTTGCCGTATTATTTTTTGCTGATGCTAACTGTCGTTCTGCATAACTGAGATCTCTTAGTTTTTTACCCTTCCATTGTTTTAAAACTGGATACATTTCGTAGGCTTTTCTGAATATTAAATCATCGTTAAATTCTTTTAACTCAAAATCGCCAACCATTTTTCTTACTCTGTTAAATATTGACATTCTTTTAGATGATGGGCAATGTTTAGGATTGTCCAGCATTTTATCAAAGCATTCTCCCCATGTCATATTATGGGTAGATAAAATAGAATTTTTTATTTCTTCTTGTCTGTTCTCACAAATCCAAGTAGCTTCTGATTTACTTGTCGTACCAGTAGACTCTTTATGAACTGTAATTATTTGTCTGCCGACTCTGACAGTACCTCTAATTTGCCAGAACTTGCTTTCTTTTCTTTTGAATAGGGTAAGCATAATTGTTTAATCTCCTCAATGTCATTGTAGGTAAAAAACTGCTTTTTACCTATATAACGAGATAAACAAGAAATATTGGGATACTGTATAAATAATTCATTCAATCTCGTTTGTAAAGTCCTAGTTGATATTCCAAACAAATTAGCCAAATCTTTACGATAATATACTGGCTCTAGTGGTTTTCTCTCTGCTGACATTAGTATTCTCCTCTCACGATATCTTGGTTTTCTTCTTCGTTTCTGGCTTCATTTAAAATTTTTTTTCTATAATTATCTAGTTCTTTGCGTTCATCTGGTGTTGTTGTACTTTTTGGATGAAACAAAGCAGTATTTTCTGGTAATCGTTTAAGATGTAGCTTCTCTTCTATTTCCTTGTATTTCTCTTCATCTTTTCGTTGATGTCCAACTTTAAGCATTTGGTAGAATTTATTAGCGACACAAAGATCATGGCTATTATCCGTAAAAACGACTGCCCAAAGACGTACTTCTGTTCCAGATGGTGTGTTAGCTGTCCAACGTTTAAATTGGTACACAGTATTATTGTAACCTTTAGATAAATATTCTTCCATCTTAGCTTTACCAAGAATACGTTTATCTTCATCTTCAAAGTGCAACTCCCACAATGGTTGCTCAAACAATTCAGACTTAGGATTAGTTCCACCTTGATCTAATTGCACAATATTAATTATATTTTTAGACATTTAATAATTCCTTTTGCTTAGTATATTTCCAAAGTCTTTCAATTGGGTATAAATATTCTTGATGAACAGCCATACCATTGCCATTGAAAACTTTAGATTTTTTTTCAAACTCTTTTTTAGGAATAAAACCGACTACATTAAAAGTATCTTCATTTTTAGTTGCAGTAACAAGAACACTTACATCAGCTTTAAATGACTGAATACTTTTAAATAACAATACACCACTAGGATAAAATGTTGTTTTAACATCAACAGATAAATCATTTATCCATAAATCATAACCATCATCTATTCCTGCTACTCCAGGATTAAATGGTAAGTTAAATATTTTTGCTACAACAAATTCTCCTTTGTAGCCAAGTTTGTCTACATCATCGTCAGTTCTTTTGTTGTCTCTACGTTGATTTACAACACCTGCTGCTCTCGACAATTGCCAACGTAAACTTGCAAATTGATTTATTTCTGACATTTCTTTTTTTGATAACTTAACCATCATGGTTGTAATCCACCTAATTTCATTTCTGCTCTAGCTGTTGCATTGGCATCTGCCATAAGTTCTATTTTTGTTGTAATACGATCAAGTTGTGCAAACATTTCATCCATTAGTTTCTCAGCTTGTTCTAATTTACTATTAACTTCTGTTACTTCTGGATCTATTCTTGCTTTTGCTTTTGCATCTTCAACACTATGTTTTTCATTAGATAAAAAACGATAATGTAAATATCTTGCTTTTTCTTTTTCATCTTTAATTCTAGTAAGTTGATTGAATATTCTTTTAGCTTCTCTATAACTAACAATTGCTTTCATTTTTGTTTCAGCAATTGCATGAGGATCGTATTTATTAAAACTATTATCCATCCACTTCACTTTCCAATTTGTCGGCAATGTTTCGCAAATTAATTATCCTGGCTTTTGTATTAAACTCTTTGTTACTATGGCAGGTCTGATGACATTTTCGGCAAAGGCAAATGAGATTTTCGATGTAATTTTTTGCATCATTTTTACTACC